TTGCTTGGCAGATTCAGCGTCACGCTGTTCAATAATCTGTTTCAGCAAAGCAGATGCAGCGGTTGCATCCTTTCTTGAAAGCCCTGCATCACGCAGTGCCTTCTCGATTACTCTTGGATTGGGCTTGTTGTCCATCCAATATTCAAGTCTTGAGATTTCAGCTTTAGGATTGTTAGGGTTCATCACAATCGAAACCTCAGCCAATCCGCCTTTCATGATCTGAAAGAAGCTGTCAGGGTCGTCTGTAGGTTCGCCGTTCTCATCGACCATCTGATATTCGTCAGCATACGCGCCAACAGAAACACCACCGACCATGCGAGGCGATTCCTTCATGATGGTATAAAGATCCGATCCTGCGGTGGTATTAAGGAAAAGTTTCCCGGTTCCGGTCATGCCTTCGTCGGTAATGTCGAACTTTGACCACTCGCCCACGGGCATCATGTCGCTAGAGTGCTGGAAGTACATCGGCAATGGTCTGCCGGCTTCCATCCAGCCTTCGTGCCACATCTCGAACGCCGCTGGTGTGTAGAAGAATCTACGCCCATCCGCGCCTTCTCTTGCGCCCCAGGTTGTCAGGGTTGCCTCGATTTCGCCGGTAGGTTCGCCGGTCGCCTCATCAGCCATACGGCCAAGCTCAACCTTTGCCTCGGTGAAGAATTGTATGTGCTTAGCCATGTATCGGTTCCTTTTCCTTCATTTTCCCATCTTCGGGTTTAGGCTTCGGCTTTCTCTTGTCGGCCTGTTCCTTTAACCGCTTCAAAACATCTTTAAGCATTACCAGCTCGTCCGGTCTTACCTATGACCTTAAGATTTCCACCGCCGCCAGTATCCTGCGGCGAAGAGCCGGGAATAGGCTTATCAACACCACCGGCAGCAAGCAGAGAATCACCATCGTCCACGCTATCAAGCCCAAGATAGTCTCTAGCTTCGTTGGGCGTGAGAATGCCATTTTTGACTCCGGCCACAACATAGTTCATCTGGTCCAGTGGAGCGCCCTTTAGGAAATCCTGCGTCTGAAACTGCACATACAGATTTGGATAGCCACCAAGAAGGCTTGTCTTTAGCTTCTGCTCAATGTTCGTGATGAACGGCATCATCGTGCTCTTATAAAACTCGTCGAGCATGGTTTGCGTATTGTTGTACTTAGACTCACCCACGCCGATCATCGCCGGAGGAACACCAAATAAGCCAGCGATCCGCGCCATCGTCTGTTTCTTCAGTTCTCGCGCATCTACGTCTTGCAACGTCAAGGGCTTAATACTTTCGTACATCATACCTTGGTCTAATAGCATCGACTGCCCAGGCTTACTGAGATCCGAGGGCTGACTGTTAAGCATGTTCGTCCATGCTTCTTTTAGCCGCGCTGCAATCTCTTTGAACTTGGAATCGGGTATGACTTGCTCGGTGCGGAACAAGCCAGAAGGCTTAGCTCCATTCAACATAATAAAATTGCTATATAAATCAATGTCTTGATCAAGCGAGATCAGCTCGACAGCTTGCAAGCGATTGAAAGACGAAGACCCCTGCCAAGGCTCGCTCTTAACGTGCATAACCTGGAAGTATTGCAGCGGCTCGTCTTTGTTAAACCCGTAAGAAGAGCTCGTAAGCGTGTAAAACGGGTATCTCGTCTCGGAAATGCGCGGAACGATCAGCGTCGAGTCAAGAACGTAAACCTCAAGCGGAACTTGCTGAGGATCGGCTTCGTTCTTTCTCCAGAGTAATACGAAAGTCTCGCCGGCCAGCTCATGCCACATTGTGAACTGATACCAGAACTCGTATTGACTCTGGAAGTTATTAGGCTGAGCAAGCAAGTTAAGAATCGACTTAGCGCGGTTCTTTTCGCGCTCAGGAACCCCGGGTTCCGTCTGAGTATCGACCAAAGTACCGTCAGCTTGCCGCGACATGATCTTTACAGGCAGTTGTGCAAGCGCTCTAGCCTTAGTTCCGACGCAAGCCATGACTGTCGAGTTTCTGGCAAGCGTTGTAATGTCAAGCGAACGTCCAGCTTCGTTGACAGCAGAGGTTGTTACATAGAGAAGCTGATTAGATCCGTAGCCTTGCCCCTTACCACGGAGCATGACGTTATTACCCAAAACTGTGTTGCCGAACAACGAATTCGACTCATTTTGGGTTGGTTTTTTACGGAATCTGTCGAATATGCCCATTTTTAGCCCTAAAAGACCCTGAATCCGTATGATTCAGACGGCATCGGATTGTCTAAGCTACAGTGCATGGCAATTATGAGGGCAACGATCCCGTCGACCTTCGCGTGGCGGTCAACCCCGGCCTTCTTGACCTTGATGTTGCCCTGCACATCAACAAACACTTCACAATTTCCCAATTGGTGGCCTAAAAACGGGTTGCCATCGTGTTTGATTTTATGGCCTAGAATAAGCCGCTCTACATGTTTGGAAGGGTTGGAAAGTACCGCCATACCCTGCCCAACTTTTTTAACCGGCATTCCAGCTTCGTATAATCTAGCCACTAGTGCGGCTGCATTGTACGCGTCATAACCGACCTCGCGTACGTCGTATTTCTGGCTTTGTCCCAGAATATACTCCGAAATCTCGCGGTCGTCCATAACATTGCCTTCGGTGATGTGCAAAATGCCCGAATTAATGGCTTGTCTAAAAATATCCTGATAATGCGCCGGTAAAAGGTCGAAACCATCTTCGGGAAGAAAAAACTTCCATTCGGCCTCGTAATCATCCTCGGCGTAACGCTTAAGCGTACAAACCGCGTTGAGATCTCGCGTTGCTGCCAAGTCAAAACCAATAAATACGGCCTCGGGCTCACGGTCTGTAAGACCAACAGCTTCATCCCAATGTGAACGATCTACCCATGCGGTTTCGGCTGAGACATAGACGTTAAGTGTTTTGCACAGAAACTCATTAAGCGCCGCCGGTTTAATCTTGGCTTCCTCGCATCGAGCGGCAATCGCATCGTGTGAAACCGAGATATTGTGCATCGGATTGGCTTTATGCCAGACCGTCGGGTCTCGCCAGTCGTCGCCAGCATCTAGCGAATAAAGCAATCCAAACCACCGCGGGTTATCGGGTACGTCTTGGTGAAGAATATGCTCCATAACCTGGAGATCTTCAAAGAACTTAGTATCGCGTGTAAAAGAAGCCGTGGTTATGTATAGCCGCAGCGGATTCGCCCGCGCTACCATCCCGGAATGCAAAACCTCAATCGTATTCCTGTCGACGATCTGCGAAGCCTCGTCGATAATCGCGCAAGAAGGATTGAGCCCATCACCCGTACGCTTGGTATCCCTGCTGAGCGCTTTGAACACCGATTGAGAATCGCCGTTCTTCACTATCGTGAACTTACCGGGGATAAAGAGACCGGAGACCTCTCGGGGAAGGGTTTCGATAAATCCCTTGGCGGTGGTGAAAACAATGCTTGCCTGATCTCGATTAGTAGCGACTGTGTAGACCTCTGCGCCAGCATCGCCAAAGGCGAGCTCGTAAAGAGCGATCAGAGCGGTAAGCGTTGATTTACCAGCTTTGCGTGGGATGTAAACAATGACATCCTGAACCATGCGCTTAGACCGATCCCGTTTAAGACGGAATCCGTAGATCGCGCAGATGATGAGGATTTGAAAGGGCTCAAGGTTTACAGGCTGGCCTGCCCATTGACCCTTTACATGCCGGCAAAGACTCGTAAACTGTAGGAAGTGATTGACCGCGCCAGGATCAAAGACGTATTCCCACTCTTTGTTTTCCAGGTGATTTAGAAACCGCTGGCAAGCTAAGCGTACGTTTCGGCAAGCGTTAATCTCGCCTTTCGCTACTGCCGCCGCGTAAGTAATGCCATCTTCTAATCTCATGTTCCGAATTTAGGACCAGACAGGAATTCGCCCATTTTGCTGCCATCCTCTAGTTTGTTTGCAGCCAGCCTTGATCGAGGCGTGAGCCCCATTTCGTTCATCAGCTTGACTGCGTTTTCCATCGCTTTGTTAGCAAGGGATATGTAAGGGTTAGGGGCGTGTGTCTTGCCGCCGTTAGTCTTTACCACTAGCGGATGCTTCGCTTGTTCTTTTCGAGCGTCAATATAAAGCTGCACTTGATCTGCAAGCATCATTAGCGTGTGGCGATCCTGATCGGAGCCGATACCATAAACGGTATATAAATAGTCAGCAGTCTCGCGCACGAACCGCTCTCGGCTAAAGAGCGTTGGATCGTCTGCCCATTCCGCAAACGGTACGCGGATCTTAATTTTCTCTGGCAATGGTATGCCGGTGTTTTCGCCTTTTGTTCCGTGTACCAAATGAACTTCAGGTGGATATTTCCTCTGCATTTTCGAGCCTCGCTTTCTCTCCGGTGAATTCTTCCCATCGCTTAACGATGACATCGCAGTATTTTGGGTCTAGTTCCATCAATCTGGCGCACCTTCCTTGCATTTCAGCAGATATTATGGTTGTTCCAGAGCCGCCAAACAAATCTAAAACAATGTCATTTTTGTTTGTTGATGTCAGTATTGCTCCGTCAACCACTTTGATTGGTTTTGCTGTTGGGTGTTGATAACCTCCCTCGCTCTCTTTTGCTTTGTTTACCACCCAAACATCTCTGTTGAAATCTCCTTCATATTTGCGAACTGCAAACTTTCCTGTTTTTGATCCATAAAAGATTGGGTCATAATTGTAAAAAAAGTCTCCACCACCTGCCCCGTGCCCATCCGGTCTATACCAAATCAATAATCTCGGGTTCATCAAATAATTATTAACAATGGCAGACATCTTCCATAACCATTTGACCCCAAAATATATGTAAAAAGGTGAGTCTTCTTTGGAATAGATACTTGCAACAGAAAGCCAGCCAGTATGGAGAGATTTAAATTCACTCTCGTCTAAATCTTCTCCTGCGTAATTTTTACCAACATTATATGGAGGGTCAGTAATTACGGCATCTGCCTTCTGCCCATCCATCAGCTTCTCAACCGCATCCACGCTCGTACTATCGCCGCACATAAGCCTATGCTTGCCTAGTATCCAAATGTCTCCGGGCTTTGTAATAGGCTCCGGTGGAGGCTCAGGAACAGCGTCCTCGTCGGTCAATCCTTCGTTTACAACCTCGGGTTCAAGTGCGCTTATTTCCTCTTCACCAAAGCCTGTAAGACTTAAGTCCAATCCCTCAAGCTCCAACTCCTCGAGCTCCAGACTAAGAAGCTCGTTGTCCCATCCGGCATTTAAAGCCAACTTGTTGTCGGCAATGATGAGCGCCTTCTTTTGAATCTCGGTTAGGTGCGACAGTTCTATTGCCGGGATTTCCTCGAGGCCTAACCGCATCGCAGCCTTC